TGGGCCTTCGATGACAAAAAAACGCCATGATTGGATCTCTTGTCAAGCGCGGTTGCTGAACTTCTCCTTCGAAGCCGCATATCGCGCATGTGACTTTCACTTCAAACGCTCCTTCAAACTATTCATCCAAGGGATAGTTGCAGGGTGAAGTTTAGCCATATCAATGAATAGCATCCAATCGCATTCATCATTCAGACAAATTAGATTAGAACGCGTTTGAAGTCCGCATGCTGGACATTCATCTTCGCGGATAATTGCCTTGAAATCATTCAACATTTGCATGAATTGCATGGCAAAAAGCAAATGGTCGTCTGGGAAATTAATCATTCAAAGTCCTCCAGAACGGTTTGAGCAAAAACACGAGCGGCTAATTGCGCTGGATCTTCATCATATTCGTCGTCGAGGGCTTTCGCGTAGCCGACGCACATCTCAGCAAGCATGTTTGCGGCTCTCGCCCAGCGCGCACGTCGTGCCATCTCGCTCGCGACGTCGCTATCAACCGCATACGCTCGCAACGATTGACGCACAAAGGCGCTAAAATTGTTCATTCCTTCGGCTATTTGGGCTGTTTCTGGGTTCAAAGACACCATCTTATGCACTTTCATAACCCATCCGAGAAGGTTCTCGGGTATATACATACCTATCTAAATCAATCAAAACCTAAGAAAGTCCTATATGCGATGGCCTGTGTGTAAACAGGGAGGGTGGCGTGGGGACTAACTTAGGCGTAGCCACCCATAGAGAAGATTAGGTGCTGTTCTTATACCTTGACGCGCTTTTTTTTATTGGGCGGGGGACCGGTCAGGCGCAACACATGCAGAAAAAACCCCGACCCACCCATTCAAACAGGAGATGAAAACAATGGCAGAAAGTTTCTTTATTCGGCAAACCCTAAACATCGGCAACACAAACACCTTTGCGGAGCGTTCCGTAGATCTTGGAAGTTATGTGGATGCCCTTAATCAAAGCGTCCTCAAGGTCCATCGAGTTGATGTCGCCTTTACTGATTCAACCGGACGCTCCTTGAGTATGGCCGCGGCCAACACAGCAGCTGTCGCTCAATTCCAACTCACTACCCAAAGTCAATCTGACATTGTTCTTCCTTCTGATCGCTCTATTGTGGCATCTGGCAAGATTGAAGCATACACCCCCAGCATCGCTTCATCGCCTCTGGCCGCGTCATCAACGAACAGTTTTGATTTCGCCCCTCAAATGTATACCAACGGATACCTGGTGGCGACTGAGCAACTTTACTTGGGAGGCGTGGCCAACACTGGATTCGCAGGCAATGTCTACTGCTCCATCATCATCGAAGCAACAGTGGAGAAGATGAGCAGTGCTAAAGCCATGTCCCTTGCTTTGAGCCAGCAGTGAGGTGGTCACTGTGTGTTCAACCTGCAACATCTTGCGTCAATTGCTAATTGACCGAGGGATGAACCCTTCGTTGGCCATGTCAATAGGAAATGAAGTCGGTGAGCGTGTCGAAACCGTGGTCGTCCAGGGCGCCACAAAAACCCGTCGTAAAGTATCCGCGTACAATCGCAAATATAAAGCCGCGTTCAAGAAGGTGGCTCCTCGATACAAACTGAAGTCGGGTAAGTGGAAGGCTGGCGGTTTCAAGAGAGCTGTCAAAGAAGCTCACAAGATAGCTGGCAAAAAGTGAGGTTGGACATCATGGCAGACCGTCGCGTACTTCGAGGAACGATACCCTCCTACAATTTCGAAGGGGCTGTTCATCTCGTCGTTGATGATGGAAAATACACTGATGCCTGGCGCGTCACGAAGTTCATGGTATCCACTCAAGACCTTGGATCTACTCAAGCTGGTTCTCGCGATTGTTTCGGAGTTCTTGCGACGCATGAAGCAGCTATTCCCGAACCAACAGGAAACAATGTTTGGTGGACTTGGGCTGACCGGCGCCAATTTGCATGGGCCGCGTTCGGCATGGATGGGGATTCTCAAATTGACAATCAGTTTTCTTTGATTGATTCATCACACATCATCGTGAGAGACATGTATGTCGCCATCACTGCTCAAACTGCGTTCAGTTCTACTTTGTTCAATTACTACATCGAACTTGAGCGAGTTAAGCTAACTGATGATCAAGCGATCATGGCAATTATCCAGGAGGAATCCCAAGATGTCTGAAACTGAAGAAACACAATTGCAAAGTGAAACGCGAACTGCAAGATTTGCCAATTGGCTAATGGAACGGGAAAGCCGGCGCCAAGAAAAAGAATCCAACCTTGAGGGATTGGTGAGGTTGAATGTCCTCGTTTCTTTTCTTACTCTCGGCTTGGTCGGTGGCTTTGAGGCTATACAAATTGGCATCAGCCTAATCCCTTACTTGTGAATATCACAGATCCAAATGTCGGGTTCAACTTTGGGCCTTCGATGACAAAAAAACGCCATGATTGGATCTCTTGTCAAGCGCGGTTGCTGAACTTCTCCTTCGAAGCCGCATATCGCGCATGTGACTTTCACTTCAAACGCTCCTTCA